CCTGGTGCTAGAGTAAATTGACTTTTAAGCATTACACCTGGCCAATTGTTCCACGGTACATCAATAGTGTCTGTATCAATAATAGCAGGAAACAATTTAAAGCGTTCTTCAAAAAAGTAAAACGGACTCATTATCAAGCAACTATACCCTGGCGGTGTTTCAATGCGCCACGGTACTGAGAATGTTATGTAGTCACGTTTAGTACCATGTACTGTTACAGGACACTGTTCGTGTTCGTGTCCTTCTTGTGGTGCTTGTATTGTCCAACCACCTGGATACTCTCTAGCAAAGCCTTGAACACCTGTGTCAGGTCTAGGTACTACATTAAACTGTTGTTCAACAGGGTTAGGTACAATGTATCCTCCTTGTATAAGATCAAGCACAGGTATACACTTCTTGATAGTAGGATAGCTTTGATGTGGTTCACCTACCCAAGGTCTTAGTTTGCTATACCATTCAGGACGCATCTTGCCTGCAGGCACAACTGGAAAATGTTCTGCTACAGCAGGGTCTCCGCATATAAATTTAATCTTCATTTAATCATCATTTCCAAGATTGTTGATGAAAGATCTAAGTTTAGTTGAATCAACATCTGCTTTAACTTTCTTGACTGTTTCACCATCTCCTGGATCTGCGTTTGGATCAGGCTGTTGTGTATTTTGTCTTTTCAAATTACTTACAATACTATTAGTGTTTTGTCCGCCGCTTGTATATCCGCTATTGTTTCCGTCATCATCATCTTCATCAAGATCTAAAATACGTAGAGTATCAATATCAAATTCTAAATCAATCTTTTGACCTACGCCGCCACTGTTACGTGTTTTCATTAACTGCAATTGATAGCGTCCACGTTCACGCATAGCTCTACTTGTAAATATACCAAACACGTTGTCAGCAGTTTGAATCTTACTAAGTCCACCACTGATGTGCGAATGATCAAATTCAATTTCTTCGACAGCACCTCTGTTCAACTGTGCCGCTGTAACAAATACTGTGTTCAATTCCATTGCTAGGTTACGTAGTTCTTCTGATACAAACTTATCTTTGATGTACAAGTTCTCTGCACTTACCTTTGAACCATTTGGCATAAGCAAGTCTAAGTAATCAATCAACAGTACATCAATCTTCTTGCCTGTTTTAATTTCATATTCTTTAATATAACTTCTTACATCATTAGGAGTCTTACCACTTGGCATATACTTAACTTGGAATGCACCACTCTTCTTGCCAATCATCTTAACTTTAACTTCAACATCATCGATGTTCTTAAATACTTCTCTACTAGGAATACCTGTTACCATACTATCAACACGCATACTAACTAAACTTTCACTAAGTTCTAATGTCAAGTACAATACATTCATACCTGCTAATGCCCAGTTTACTCCTAAGTTTGCTAAGAACAAACTCTTACCTGCACCCGAACCACCTGCAAATATATTCAGCTCTCCTCTATTGAATCCACCAAACAGTTTTTTATCAATAGCGGCCCAGCCTGTACTTACTTGTCCGTTATTACTTTTTATTTGTTCTAATCTCAGTCTTGGATTTTCAAAGTAATCTGTACCTAAGTCTTTTTGTAATCCTATCTGCACAGCCTTCTTAACTAAATCTTCTACTGGACCATACTCACCTTTTTCAAGTAAGTCTGCACTCTTAAGTATAGCGGCTTCTAATGCTTTGTGTCTACTAAATGTTTCAAACTCTGCAAGCAACCAATCGTAGTGTTCTTCTTTTAATTGTCCTGGATCTTTTAAATCTACTTTAGTTGCCGCATTAATCATTTCAAATGTTGGCAATGCATTGTGTTCACTAACGTATGTATTTAAGAATGCCGCACTATCTTGTAAGCGTCTATCAAAAGCAATAGGATCAAATACAGCCTGACACCTAACAAATGACTCTGCATCTGTCAGCATCATTTCTAAATAAAGTTTTTGTATGTCGTATCCGTAGTCTGTATTCTGTCTAGTTTTGTCCATCTATTGCCTTTGCTAATTGATTCAGTACTTCTGTAAATTGTAATACTGCTTCAAGTTTTTCCTCTTGTGTTGTGTTCCCGTGAACAACTTCCAACATCTTAGGATATTGTTCAGTTAATTGTTTGTTTATTATAGCTTCTGATACCATTGTTTGTCAAGTTCTATTTTGGTTTTTGTTTTGGCTAACACAGCACCTATACACGATCCAGGGTCTCCTGGGTTGGGTGGTACATACACACTATCCCATTGATCTCTAATTTTATCCACAGCTTCTTTATTTAATGCTCCACCACCTGCCAGTGCTAGATATTTTGATCCGGTACGTACTTTGGCCCATATGCTTAGTATACTTACGCAGTATTCAAATATAAATTGTGTAGCGGCCGCTATATCATACATGTCTTGTTGTGTTGATAGTTCTTGTCTCCACCAATTACAACCTCTATGCATATTGTGTCGCATACGTATTTTTTGTGGGTTATTGCTGTTATGATCAACATCTATTAATTCTTTACGCATTACATGAGCTAGGCGTTTGGCATTACCTTTCTTTGCCCATTGTGCAACTAGATACTCGTCACGATTGGGTACAAGCCCTAGTCGTTGTGTCATAGCACTATAGAACAATCCTAAACTATGTGGGTACCCTTGCGAATGTATCTTCTTTAGTTTGTTGTTCTTTCCGTGCCATACTGTTAGTGTTTCAAACTCTCCAATTGAATCTAAACATACTACTGCACAATCATTATGTGGTTGTGTATAGTAAGCATAGGCCGCATGTGAATGATGATGTTGTGTGTATTCTATCTTACAGTTAATACCCCAGTCACTTAGATAAGCACGTATATCATTTTCTTTACGCAACCAGCCTTGACCAGCACGCCATTGTCGAAGTGTCTTAAGGAAAGGACGTTCATACCAAATAACTTTTTGTGGGGGTCCGAAACTTTGCCTAGCTACTTCTATCTGTGTCCAGTTGTAGTGAGGATCATTAGGTACTCCACTAAAGTCTTTTGCAAGACTAGCCCACAGCAACTCATCATCGTTAAACACCGCTAGGCTTGCATCGTGGCTGTTACCAACCATTCCCCATTTAATCATTATATTTTGTCCATAGTTTATGTAATACGTAAAACCAAAAACCGTTAATTGCAGGCTCTACTAATGCAACAGCACCTGCTTCAAAAAGACTTGCACCAGTCATTACACTAACAACGGTCATAGCAATAATAATATGACCTAGCGTATAAACTAATGCTAATGCAAAGCTATTGTTTTTGAATATGCTACCTATGCCTTTTGTAAATTCAGTCATCAACAGTCAGCCCCTTACTTGTAAATAAAAGGATCACGCCTTTTAAGTTCCTCTATCTTTTTCTTAACTGCACGTTTACGTTTCCAGTCAGCAATTAATTTTTTAAACCACTTAACCATTTTTTACTCCTTAACCTAATTTTAAGTTCGTTAGACTCTGCGTTATTAACAATACTATACAATGTATACAGTCTACCATACTTGTTTACAGCATCGCTTATGTCGTTAATATCATCAGCCCATTCAGGTAAACTAACTGACCAGCCAAGCTCTATTGCTTGATCTATTAACTTAGAACCTGCCTCATCTTTATCAGGAACTACAATAATTTGTTTGCCTACTTTATTAATTAGCATAGCTTGTTGATCCTTTATCTCTGATCCGAGAAGTGCTACACCATCAATATGTAAGGCATCAATAGGACCTTCACACACAATAACAAAAACTTTGTTTGGCCCTTGTTCATCTAATCCGTATACAAAGCCAGGTTGTTGTTCACTCATGTATTTAGGTTGTTTGTCAGACTGCACTGTTCTTGCCGTCCAACCTACAATACGTTTTTCATAATAAAAAGGAATAATAAGTCTATCACGATATCCTAAACTAGGTGACCAATAGTAATCAGTATCATCTAAGTTAAGTCCTCGTGTTGACATATATTCAAGTATTGCCATACTGTACTTGTTAAACTCTGTTATGTCTGCTATCTTAACAGCATCATCTGGTAGTGGTACAGTCTTAAACTTTGGTAGTTCTACTAACTGTTGTGTTGTTTGTATACCTTCGTTTTCTTGCATAACAGTAAGTGCAAGTTTGTTAATAGTATCATCAGGTGCATTAAGCCATTGTAGTAATCTACGCATCTTACCACTAAGGTTACGTCCTGGTTGCCAACTACATTTGAATCCACAGTTAAAGCAATGATAACTTACACCTTCATCACCGTTAGATATCAATCCACCACGTTGCCTTTTGTCTGCACTATCGCCGTTGTGTATACAACAGGGTGCATTAAACGAAGTCCAACCACTAGGGGTAGTCTTACGCTTAGGCGGCAAATATTGTATTAGTGTATCATAGACTATGCTCATAATATATATTATACTATCTTAAATAGCCTATGTCAAGTATTATTTTACCAATTTAAACAAAATAAATTCGTCAGCATGTTCTGGCTTTATTGTGATAGCAGGGTCACCTGATGGTGCTTGCTTACCTACATATGTCCAATTATATCCCTGTGCGATCTGTTCATTACTTCGTTCGATAAATTCTGCATTTGAATGTGAGGCCATAGCCAGAAAGATGACAGCAATTAGATTTTCCATTACTTATATCCTTCTAGTTTCTAACTAAGATCTTATCTATAGTTCCTACGTTACCTGAATCGTTTGCTTTCACAAATCTTATATTGCTAAAGACTCCGTTAAAGTTTACGTAGTGTGGGGCACTTGGATTTGATAATGTTTCAGTTGAAATATCAAACCAGCTAGTGCTACTGTTATCACCTAGAGTTCCTTGTACTTTAACAGTACCAGAAAATCCAGTTGAGTATATTGCCGCTGTGTGCAATGCTTCGTTGCTGTTGATTTGTGGTTCAGCATCTACCACTGAACTAATGTTATCAACAAATGTTTGTACTAATTTTGAATCAATAGCACCTGGGAAAGCAGAGCCTATTAGTTCGATTGTTCCTGATGGTCCAAATTGTGTATCAGCATATGTTAGTGTGTTAGTACTATCAGAAATTTTATTAAGGTATACAACATAGCTCATATACTGCCCGTCAACATTTAACGTGTCTCCGTCTGCTATATTAATTGTAAACTGCCCTTTGTAGTTTGGGGTACTAGTTTCCTTAATAGTTCCTGTGTAACGCTTGAGCATTACTTTATCTTCTGTAAACACTTCTACATACGGTATGTATGTATTCAGTATTGATACAGGTTTATGGTCGCTGTTCTTAATTTCAAAGGTAATGACATTGTCTATTCCCTTAGATACTTTTATATTTTTCTGGTACACTTTCCTATACTCCACGTTGCCGGCGAAGCCATCTGTGACTACCACCGATTGATTAGTTGCTAAATATCTTGTAACTAGTTGCATAATAATTTTATCCTAACACTAGTTGTATTTATTGGATTATGTTGAGAAAAGATATAGAAGAAAAATTTCCTTTTTTAAGCGTTGTTACGTATGGTGGCAACGAATATATAGGAATTATTAACAATCAGGATGCTTTTATAACAAGCATGTACATCTACACGGATTTAAGGTCTGATGAGGCAAGAGCTAAGTTTGTTGAACTTGGCGAAGTTTGGTGGTGGGAATCAAACAGAATGATTCCTATTAACATATTTTTAAACAAAGATATGGCTCAATTTAAACCTGTGTTAATGACTATGAATAGCAAAGATGTTAGGGTATCACTAGGCCCTACGGTTAATCTTAATAAACTATCAGTCAAACGAGTAAAACGTAAAAGTGTACAGCTACTTAAAAAGCCTAAGTAACACTATTCTTATATTGTAGATAAGTGAAGTAATCAATTACTAGTAATTGTAAGAAAAATCCTATTGGCGATAATATGTATCCGAATAATACTACAGGAACTAGTATTGTCCAAAACATAATTCTCCAAAGATATGTTCCAACTAGTTCTTTTGGCCATGCCCATGTTAACCAAGGTCCCGGATCTTGTTTTGGTTTTTTTCGTCTAAAGTCTTGTACTTCCCAGTCCAATATTATGCTCCTTCGCAGATTAAGTTCATGTGTACAACTACTGCGGCCGCATAACTTACAGCATGTGCTTTCTTAAAGAAGTAACCTTCTTCTGGTTTAACCCATACTTGTTCTGTAATAGTATTCCAATCGCTATCTTGTAGATGTCTCTTTGCTGGACGTATGATAGCCAATACAGCGGCCAGTTGTGGGATATTCTTTGGCTTTAGTTTTTTGATTAGTTCGTGATGTCCTGATACATGAAACACTAGATCGCAAAAGTCTTTTTCTTCTAACAGTTCCCATAACGGCTCCTTGTTCATTAAGTGTCGTAAGTGTTCTTCGTCTCTTACCTTGTCGTATATACTTACGTTAAGGAAATCTAATTTGAAGTAACCTCTATCTTCTGCTGTTTTATAATCAACAGTACATAGATTATCTACTGGATTGTGTGGACATTCTGTAACGTACACCCCAGTGTTATGTTTTTTACCTGTATCTAACTTTGCCACACGATGCTTTAGTTTTTCAAGTGCTATCGTTCTGTCAGCAAAGTCGATATCAATATCAGGCATTTATATTGTCCAACTCTTTAGTTGTTGTTTAGTAGGCTCCATCGGATCTACTTTTTCAATCTTGCCACCCTTGGCTAAAAACTTAGCCATACGCTCATCAAGTTGTTTTTGTAACTCTTGTGGTGACGGAGTCGTATAATCTTTTTTGTCTTTATCTTCAGTCATTTATTTTCCTCCAGGAGTTTAGTTGTCCTTCTTTTGGAGTTTGGCCAATGTACTCTTCTCCTGTTTCTTGATCAATCAGTTTCCATTTCATAGGTGCTTTTGTTTTAATAACAAGCGTAACTGGTTCGTCAAGTTCGTACACTGTCACTCCGTTCTTAAGTTTTCTTTGCTTCTGCATTTGCTACAGCTTCTTTCCATTTAACAGGTGCTACATGTTGATCCATAGTAATACCCTCTAGATGATCATACTCGTGCATAAAGCAACGAGCTGTGTAACCATATAATATTTCTTCAAATTGTTTACCAGTATGATTTTTCCACTTGGCTTTTATTTTAGAAGGTCTATTTACACTTAATATAATGCCAGGATAACTTAAACAAGACTCAAACATATCAACCTCTGGTTCGTCTGCTACCGGTTCCCAACTTGGATGTAACACTAATGTTTTACTGTCCTGATCGTTAGTAGCACCCTGGTTTATAAAAACAAAAGCTCTGACCTTTAAGTTAACTTGGTTTGCTGAAAGACCTATACCAAGATTTTTTGTCATTACTTTTAACATTGCATCTCTTAGTTCAAATGCATCATATTGTGGATTATCGAAATCCCACTCTTCTGTAATTTTAGTTTGCAATATCTCGTTTGGATGAGTAACAAGTTCTAGTTCCATATTATTGTCTCCTATTGTTTATCTTTGTAAAAGTAGTCAACTACAAATACCTTTTTGTTTTCACGCACAGGATAACATCCGTGTAACACTGTACTTTTAAAAATTAACATATCACCTTTGTTAGGTTTGTAACATAAGTCATGTGTGTTACCTTGACCATCGTAAAGATAAGCAAACGTTGCTCCGTGAAATGAAGATTCATCACTGTCAGGTTCAGTTAAGTAAATCACTGCACTGATCTTCTTGACAGTTTGATCACTATGCCGATGTGCTTTTTGCCATCCACCTTTGCGATACTCTACAGTCCACAATGCACACAACTCTGTTAGTTCTATATTTAATCCTACTTCGTCTATTTTAGACTGTAAAAACGGCTTAAACTTCCATTCATTTAAAAATGCTTGCGGGTGTATGTTATACTGTTTACCTCTGTATGTGCTGGTTTGATCGCTTACATCTTCGCGTGTTTCTTCTGGGAATACTTTTTTGTCCCAATGATATTCAAACTCTTCACTATCAGGATAATGTGTTTCTATAATCCATTGATGCTCATTTCCTAATAAGTGTGTGTTCATAATTTACTTTCCTTTGCTACTTCTTTCACAACTTCAACATCTGCAGGAACTCTTCTAAAACGCATAGCCCAATGCTTCGGCTCTATAACTGTGTATACTATTTCTAACTGTTCGTCAGTAAATTTACTAAGCATCTCTTTCCCACTTGGACAATTTAATACTAACCAAGGACTAACTTTACCGTCCTTAATATCTCTAGTAACTCTATTTAAACTTGCATACCTAAAGTAATCATTCCAAGGTGCGTCAGCTTCGGTAGCCCAATCCATCATAGTTTGTATAGATCTTTCAATAGCAGTTTCCATACTTTCTTTGAGTACTAATTCTGTTGCATACTTTTCGTATAATTCATCACGACACCAATGGTCAAGTTTAACACCTGAGGTAACAACATAGTCAATATATTTCTCTGGATATAAAGGACGTACATTAGTTACAAATGATCCAAACTTTACAAATGCATTGTAATACGGACTTGCACAAAAGTCTTCATATGTTTTTTCTTTTTTAGTACCTGCACTTATCTTATAAAAACGTGTAAACGCATAGTATCCTGTTTGTACTCTTTTTTCGTCTCTCTGCAATTGACGTCTTTTCTTTTCACACATGTGAACTGATAGTGTTTTTTCTCTAGTAAAAGAGGATCCACAGTATTCACATTTATATGGTTTAGAGATTGACATCTTTTTTATTAGTCCCGTGGGCTTCTGCGTATTCCCGTAATTCTTTTTTTGTAGATATTCTAGCAAGTAATTCCACCTCATCTTGTTTCATATTAGGAAACATGCTACTCAAAAACTTTGTTGCTTTAGAGTTGTCTCCGGTTTTCTTTTTGTAACCAATCCATTCGTGGTATGCAATGCTTTTAGTGTTACCACTTAAACATAATAGTTGCCATAGTAGTTTCTTATGTTTCTGTAGTGTAAAGAAGTGCTTGTTATAATATTCATTTGTTTTGAATACAGCAAGTTCTTGCTTTTCTCTATTGCCCTTGACACTACTAACGTATCTATTCAACAAGTAAAAACTAACCTGTTTCTTTTCTTCGTCTGACAGTTCGTCCCATACATTTGTTGCACCCATATCAACTGCGGCTAGGATGTCTTTAATTGGAAGTTTATTCATAATATGCTACCGTATCACTCTTATATTGTTTTATATTATAGCTGAATTGTTCGAAGAAGTCAACCAGTTTTTCGTTGTAGCGTGAACGTTTATTTTCAAAAAGCACAACAGGTTTCCATTTTTGTATTGTATGTATTGCACCTTCTAACACTTGTAATTCCATCCCTTCTACATCTATCTTAATAAGATCAACCTCTTTAAATTCAAAGCCATCTAGTGTCCTTACTGAAACACTATATTGTTTTAGTCCTGATACATGCCTAACAATACTACCGTGTCTATTATCGTTATATCCGTTATCGGGTATTGTAAGTACAAGTTCTTCTCTTTTGTTACCTAATGCAAACGGAAACTTTTTTATAGTGTCGGGTATTAATTGTATGCTTTCTGGATTGGGTTCAAAAGCATATACACGTTGGAAAGTATTTACAAACTCTATACATGTGTCGCCGTCATGTGCGCCGACATCAATGTATGTCCGAAATTGTTTAACGTAAGGCATTGCCCAATCATTAATTTTTTTAACTGTCATTCTTGTAGTTCCAAAGAAGAATATCTTCTTGTGTGTTTATTTCTACACCGTTGAAATCTACTCTAGTACAACCAATATCCCAACCTGCCTTAAGCCAACGTAGTTGTTCTAGTTTTTCTGTTTCTTCTTCTTGTGTTACTTCTAAGTCTGGATATAAATCTAATGCGTCTGCTTGGTAACCATATACACCTAAGTGCCATTCGCCATAGCCTGTCATTCCTCTACCAAACCACAGAGCTTTATCTCCTGCACGTACCATTTTAACAGAGCTTGGGTTATCTTGTTCTTCTTTAGGCATATCAGTAAACAAAGTTGTAATTGAATAATAATTTAGATAGTGTGCTACATCTTTTATCATATCAGGTCGTATGTCAGGCATATCGCCCTGCACGTTAATATATTGAGAGTAATTTAAATCACGTGCGGCTAATGCACAACGTTCTGTGCCATTACTTGCTTCACCTGTTAAAATAAAATTAGGAACTATTTCTGCAATCTCTAAACTATCGGTAACAACGTAAGTGTCAAAGTCAGTTGAATTGCAAATATCAAATACTCGTCTAATCAAAGGTACGCCGTCTAGTTCGACAAGCATCTTGTCTTCTAGTCTTGTGCTTTTTAATCTTGCTGGTATCAGTATTGCTGTACTCATTCAAATCTTTCTCTTACCATACGCACAAACATTGCTACGTTTGCTTCTGGAGTTTCTTTGTGTATTCCATGTCCAAGCCCACATATCCATCCTTTACGATCAACTGTTTGCATTGTATTAAGGAAGTCTTCAATGTGTTCTCTACATTCTTTTTCAGGTAGCATTAACAACTTCTCGTCAAAGTTACCTTGGATAAATCCATCTTTATATTTTTTAAATGTGTTTGTTATATTCACAGTACTATCAACACCTATTCCAGCCCAGCCCATTTTATATAGAGTAGGTAAACAATTAGAATTTAATTGTTTGGTATAGTATCCTGTATCAGTTTGTATTAATGGTTGTAATGTGTTTACGTAGTGCTTCTTAAAATAACTTTCGCTCATGTTACCTATACCACTATCAAGTATCATAACTTTTTCTGCGCCTGCATCTAATTGCATATGTATGTTACGTGTTAGTACAGGTACAATTACTTCGTTTAGATATTTTGTTTTCCATCCTAAACTTGCTTTAGAATCTTTTCCTATTGCATAGTTAAGCAATGTCCAAGGACCTCCTACAAAGCCAATTAAACTTTTCTTTGGATGTAATAACTCTCTTGTTTCTGTAACTGCTCTTGCTTGAAACTCCATATGCTTAACTGCAAGTTCTATATTACTATGATCCTTATAATTTTCTTCGTTAATGTGCCATTCAAACTTTGGACCCGGATCAAATTTTAATGGTACACCTAATCCTTCAATAGGAAATAATATGTCACTAAACAATATAGCTATGTCAAAATCAAATTGATCAATTGGTAGCATAGCAACCTGTGCGGCTATTCGTGGTAGCTTGCACATTTGTTCAAATGTCCAATCTTCTTTCATTGTCATATATGGCTTTTGATATCTGCCTGCTTGACGCATCATCCATATAGGTGGGGAGTCTTGTTCTACTAGATTACATGCATTTTTAAATTTATTGTTCATATTGATATTTTACTAAGTCATCTACTATTTGTTCAAAGTCATCTAGTCTAAGCATATTTGGACCATCGCTTGGCGAGTTATCAGGCACAGGGTGGACTTCGAGGAAGAAGGAAGTGATCCCAAGAGCAGACCCAGCACGAGACAGCCCAGGCACGTAATCACGATTCCCGCCGCTACTGTCCCCCAGTCCTCCGGGTTTTTGGACAGAGTGCGTAACATCAAACACAATATCGTTATCATAATTATCGAGCATATAGATAAGACCAGTATAGTCGACAACAAGACTATTGTAACCAAAACTAGTTCCCCTTTCGGTAATCCAAACTTCTTTAGCGTCTGTACACTTGCTTAGTATACCTTTGACATCCCAGGGAGCTAAGAATTGTCCCTTCTTTATATTTACTATTTTATCTGTGGCACAAGCCTCTTGTATTAGATCAGTTTGTCTACATAAGAATGCAGGTATCTGTAGCACGTCTACAGTATCGTTGAACCAATTGCATATATCTTTTATTTGTTGCGTTGTATGAACGTCTGTGAGCGTCTTACACCCCACTTCGTCTTTAATCTTTCTAAAGTCTTGTAATGTTACTCCTAACCCAACTCCACGTTTGCCTTGCATACTACTACGATTTGCTTTGTCAAAACTTGCTTTGAATATATATTCTATGCCATGCTTATCGCATACACGTTTACATTCTTTAGCAATCATCATACTGTCAGTTAGTGTTTCATGCTGACAAGGTCCTGCTATAATTCTCAATGTGATCTCCTTCCGTCAAAGACACATACAAAGTAAAGCTCTTCATACATACCTGCATGTACTCTATGAAATACTCCATCTTCAATTAGTACAACATCACCGGGTTGGACTTTGATAGTATCATCATCTAATTCCATCTTGCCAGTGCCTTCAATAAAGTAATATACTTCTTCTTGACCTTCGTGCTTGTGTCCTGATGTTGATTTGCGTGGTTGTAGTCTAGTGCTACTAACTACTAAATTCTTTAGTGTTGTATTATCTTTTACAACATATCTTTCATCTTCTTTAGCAATCGTTCCGCCAATGTCAGTGATATTAAGTTTCATTTTCTTCTTTCATATCATCTTTTACTATATAATACATTGTCATTAATCTTTGTAATGCATTTTTAATGTTTGCATTACTTTCTGCAATATGCATTACATTTTTCCATTCGTCGTAACTTACAATGCCTAATGCTTTTGCAGTTGCATCTGGTTCACCACCAATTACCCAACGAGGTATTTTATTATGTGGTGGGTCGCGATAACGAGCGAACACAACACCGTTGGCCCGCTCGTATATCAATGCCTGATTGGGTATCATCTTACCCAACTCATTTATGCCTTTTTCTTAGACTTGGTTGCCTTCTTCTTAGGCTTTACTTCGTCTTTAAGCACTAATGGTTCTGTTGCAACTTTTTTACCTAAGTAAGAAAGTAACAAACCATAAGCTGGTAGGAACACAATTAGTCCAACCACAATCTTAGTTAGTGTGTTGTTCTGTGCAACAATGTGCCAGTTCTCACCAATCCAAGTTAGTTTGCCTTCTGCATCTGTTGAACCTGCAAATGCCACATAAAAGAATGAATATGTGTCAATGATGTTTGCGACAATAGTTGAAAGTGCTGGTGCCGCCCACCATGCATTTGAACGTTCTCTAATTGCTTGGAATACATATACGTCAAGCATAGTACCAATTGCGTATGCAGTACCTGATGCAAAACCTACTCTGTATGCATGTTCATCACCAAGTGCTAATAGCACAAGTACTGATGCAACGATAGCAGGAATAATTGCCATTGCTACAACAGCTCTACCTGCTTCTTTACCAACTAAACGTACTGTTAAGTCAGTTGCTACAACAACGATCGGAAATGTAAACGCCGCCGCCGCTAGTGGAAATGATCCAAACAAAGGCAACTCTGCACCTGGGAATAGATCAAATCTAATTGTTACTAGGTAATTACTAACGGCAATTACTAGTGTGTGTAGGATTACTAGTTTAGTAACTAGTGACCTGTCTACACCTTCTAAAAGTTTTGTGAACATATGTTCTCCTATTATTTTTTCACTTTTGTTCCGACAGTTCTACGCACAATATCATTGTGGTTGAATTCTGCCCAATAAAGTTCAAAGGCAACTCCATCTTCAATGCCTTCGAACTGATGGATCTTACCAGGCTTAACTTGTGTAAAATCCCCTGCTTCAAGGATAGTTTCATCAACTAAGCCTTGATCATCTTGCCAAACTCGAACAAGCATCTTGCCCGATTCAACATAGAATCCGTTCCATTTAAATTGATGCTCATGTTCTGAACATTTGAATCCTGCTTTGTATTCAATACGGTGAAACTCTAGTACACCGTTTGCATGGATCAATTCTGTTTGACCCCAAATCTTTCCTGCTTTCATTATAATAACTCTCCGTATTTGATTACTTCTGTCTGTCTTGTGATATCCTTAATAAAGAAAGCACACAGTGGCGAATCTTTACTTTCCATAGGAACTGTTAGTAATTGTCCGTTACGCATTTTTGGAAAATACCATTTAACATCATTGTAATAATTAATTACCTTAACTTCTCCGAACTCTGCTTTAAAGCTGGTTAACGGATTAAAAAGAAATGCTTCGAATCCTCTATCTCCTATGCTTGTAAGTGGAAGTATTTCTAAGTCGTTTCCACTTTCGCTACAGCCTACAGCAATGTGCCAATCAATAGGCATCTGTATTTCTGTTTCTCCTATTTTTAAAACAACACCCGGTGAGCTAAACGACTCTAAGAAAATTAAAGGTATATAATAGAAATCAGGATTGTCTGAATCTGAATTATCTAATACACTAAAACGTATGTCTTCTTCAATTTGATCTGGCAAAGTGTTTAAATCTAGTGCTTTATTTTCTAACGTTAATATTTGCATATATTTAATTCCAGTCTATTTTTTCGATTGTAAAGGGGTACTCTGCTTCTTTGTAAAATTTCTTACGCTGAGTTAGATGTCGCTTCGCGAACTTACATGTTGATGTAAGGTCCCATATTTGTACGAAGTCTTTGTCTTTTGCCTTTCTTACGCCTCTACCAATAGATTGAATAACTCTCACAAAGCTCTTTCCAGGCTCAATGAGAACAAGATTAAAAATCCTAGGTATATTAAGTCCTACTGCCGCAACACCGTATGTTGCGATAATAACTTCATTAGTACCTTCACGTATTGTATCATATGTCTCTTTACGATCTTTTACCTTAACACTTCCACTTACAAATGTGCTGTCCGGTATAAGTTCTGCTAACATTTCGCCTGCACTAATCCTATCAACAAGGATTAGAGTATTGCCTGATTGTGATATCTTATCTAATAACTTTGCCATATATTCTATACGATCTTTATTTGTAACAAGATATTTTAATTCTGATTGATAATCGCTGTGTGCTACAGTATCAATTAACTGACACACATTGACATGACAGTTTGATAGTACGCCTTTGTCTTGTAATTCTTTTGCTGTAATGTTGCCTATTACAGGCCCTAGACTTGCATGTATACTTTCAAACTCAAACTTTTCTTTAGGCACAGTGCCAGTAAGTCCCCAACGAATTGGAGCATTACGTAAGTTACGTGTTAATAAGTTTTTAAGTACTTCTGCTTTTGCTTGGTGTACTTCGTCAATAATAATTGTGCTCACACCTTCAAGAAACTCTGCTAGTGATAATACTGCTGAGCCGTCTTTCGTTTTCTTGTCAAGTATGTTTAAACTTTGCCAAGTGCATATAGTGTGAGTCTTACCTAATTGTTTCCTATCACCAAAGTACACACCCACATCGAGATTACAATTAATGTAGTCCTCTTCCGTTTGCTCGACGAGACTCTTATTGGGGACAATAACAAGGCTACGCCCGTATTTCTCAGTCATGTGACTTAGTGTCGCTGTGGTGATAGTTTTGCCTGCGCCAGTCGCGATCTGTTGCAAGCTCTGTGGATTGTCAAGGAAGTTATTAATTGCTTCAACTTGATAGTCACGCAATATAATTTCTTCGCCTTCTGCTGGATGAC